CAGGCATGGTTTTTCCGGGTTCTTCGGCTATTGAAGTCGAAGTGCCTCAGTATTCTGTTGTTGATCGACATTTTGCTTTTCCTCTGATTGCGGGTGAGAAAGATTCTCGGTGTAAGGCTTATCAATCATTGGGTTCCTTAACCATTGGCGTATTTAGTTGTAAAAAGCGGACAAAATGTCGATTTACTATTTATCAGAGTGCGGCGGATGATTGGAATTTGGAATTGTTTCAGGGTTTACTTAGAATGCATACATGGTCTGGGCCTACGGGTTCCGTTAAAGTTAGTAGGGTCAAGCTAGGTACGGTGCCTCTTGTTGGAGAGGAGTTTACGTTGTTAGACGGGGCGGATGGAGCTCGGTCGGAGATGGGAGCTTTTGAGTACTGTGGTCGTGTCTTACCGGTTTTGGAGGCTCGACTTCCCTCGGAGACGAGATTTGAGCCAACTCGTTTCGCGGGGCGCCTTGGGATGCCGACGAAGGCTCCGTCGGTTTTGTCATCGAAGGACCCCCGTTGGGGGGGAAATTTGTCGCCCTTGTATGCTTCAGTCCAGCACCATTTGGATCCTGTTGGGGTTCTGGATTACAAGTTGGTCGGGGAGGCCGCTCTGGACTATCGTAATCTAATCATGGCGAAGGCTGTACCAACTAGTGCGGCTCCTCATGTTCTATCATTTGATGAGGCGGTTGTTGGAATTCCCGGAAGGGAGGGGTTTTCTTCCCTGGATTTATCCACAAGTGCTGGATTTATGTTGAGAAATTTAACTGGAGCCGGGAAGGGAGATTTTTTAAAGGTGAAGGAAGGTAAATTGGTTTGGATGTCTCCTCTTTTGCAGAAGATACTGTTGCGGGAAGAGTTTGAGAGACGTAATGGTCGATGTTGGCCTACTGTCTTTGTTGATTGTCTTAAGGATGAGTTGCTTCCGGAGGAGAAGGTCTCTATTCCCGGGGCTACTCGTATTTTTTCCATGTCTCCTCTCTCTTATACTCTACGATCGCGTCAGTTGTTCCAAGAGTTTTGTGCGGCCTTTCAGGTGGGACGTCTGGACTTGGAGCATGCTGTCGGGATAAATTGTGATAGTCGGGAGTGGGGAGAGATTGTGGAGTTACTAACAGCAGTTGGAGGAGATTTCTTAGAAGGGGATTACTCGAAATTTGGAGATAAGCTTCCTTCCCTATTTGTTGAGGAGGCGTATTCTATAATAATAGATTGGTGTCAGGCGTATTTGCCGAACTTTCCTGTTGTTGTTGCGCGTTGTTTGGCTGCAGAGGCTCAGTTTGCCTATCATTTGGCGGGTCCTCATTTGTATCGAGTTTTGGGGGGACAGCCTTCAGGGAATCCCTTGACTGTGGTTATAAATTCGATGGTTAATTCCATGTTGCTTCGGTATGCTTGGAAGGTCATTATGTCCGGCACGCGGTTTGCTGGATTGGATGCGTTTGGGCGACATGTTCGGCTTTTTGTTTATGGGGACGATGTTTTGGCCACCGTATCGAGGAGCTTATTGGACAGGTTTAATGTTCGAACTTTGAGTGGAGTTTTCTCCACATTCGGATTAAGATTTACGGACAGCTCGAAGAAGGAAAATTTCCCAGTTTCTCGAGCGCTTGGGGAGGTCACCTTCCTGAAGCGGGGTTTTGTGAAACACCCGTTTCGTCACTATAGTCGTAGAGGCTATTTTTTGGCTCCGTTGCAGGAGCGTAGTGTGCGCGAGTGCGCGCTTTGGAGACCGAAAGGTTTCCATGAGAGCATCGATTTGCAGATGCTTTCTGATAGCGTCAGGCTTATGTTTGGTCATGGCCCGACGAAATATATGGCTTATGTCGGTGAGTGCTTTAAAGTACTCAACGAGGTGAGCCTGAGATTGGCCATCCCGTCTTGGGAAGAACTCAACTCAAGGGTCTTTGAGCATGGAGAAATGCTCTTTGATCTGGCAAGGGGGACCGTTGTTGGGGTGGTCTTTTGATTAGTTTAGAATTTGTTTGATTCGGCATAATTCGTTTTGATTCGGCATATTCGGCCTTTATTATTGGGTTATCAATTAAAAAAAAAAAAAAAAAACACAGAACGGAAG